ATGTATAGTCTCTATACTTTTAGGCTCTGCGCTGTCTGCTATTATCTCGTCGTGCCTACCTACTCCGTACTCAGTTAGCTTTTCTGCTATGTCGCTATTTGTTAAACCTCCTTGATATATCACCTCTTCAATGTATAGTCCGTTGTCACAAAGGTAAACCTTAGCTAGTGCGCTAGGATCGTTTGAAAAACCAAAATCCAAACCAAATGCTACGAGCTTTGCCTTTTCAGGTAGCTCGGTGTATATGCTACTCTCAAATATAGTCTCTCTACTCTTACCTCTTAAACCTAAGCCGTAAACTCTCCAATAGTTTTCGTCCGTGTCCTTTAAGCGTTCAATCTCGTTTATGGTGTCTTGTCCTATAAATGGGTTATCCAGGTACGTACTCCTGTAAAAGTTAGCGTCGTCTCTAGGTATAACCTCATCGTATATCCAATGGTACTCATCTGAGGGGTTATAGTCTAAAATCATTCTATGGGTAGTACGTAGTATTAGTTGCCTAAAGTCTTCGAGGTGTAATTCGTTAGCCTCATTAATAAAGCATATATTTCTCTTAGCTCCACGAATCTTCTGTGGTTGGTCTATGCTTATAAACTCCCACTTAGTACCCCATAGGTCGTAGGTGCTTTCAGTCTTATTGTGATACCTCTCGTCATACCAGTTGTTTTCTTTTAGGATATGAATAAAATCTCGTAGCACACTAGCCCTAAGACTTGGGAAAGATTTACGTACTACCGTAATGAGCCAACCTGAGTTTCTGTTAAGGTAGCAAAACTCTATGAGGCATACGAGTATTGATACTGTCTTGCCACTACGAGTACCCCCTTGAAAAACAGCTACTCTTTTCTTACACGCTTTAAGGTCATAGTATGTTTTTGGCTGTTGCATTTACCATAGTGAAGCTATCACACCTGCTAAAGAAAACAGAACACACACAGCGTTATTGGTATCAACTTGGTCGTAGTGGTTTATCTTATAAATAAGGTCGGCTAGCGTAAGCACAAAAATAACCCCAAAGCAAAAACCCTGCACTATCATACCTCTATGTCGTTTAAGTAAACTGGTGCGTTGCGTTGCTCAAACAGGGGCATACGTATTTCTAGTTCAAACTCCTTAAACGCTGCGTCCCTTTCACAATTTTTACTCTTCTTAATTTTGTCAAGTATCTTGCTCAGGCTATAAATAGCTCTTGGGCGTGCCTCGTGTGTTATGCCTACTAAAGCGTCTGCATAGTCATTTAATTGTAGTACGTTATACTCTTGCTGTTCTACAAATTCTACTTCTTTTATATCAGTCATTTTTTTATCTTTTTCTTCCGTCATAAATTACTAGCATACTGCCCTTTTGTGCAGGCATATTACAAAATTCTCCTTTGTTATTATAGCCCTCAAATTTTAACCTGCCTTGTATAAATTCTATTTGTGCTACTCCGTAAATATGAGTGTGAAATATTTTTGTGTCTGTACTAGCAGGCAATAGCATAACGCATAATTTTCCGTCCATACTTTCCCTATACGCTTTTTTAATAAAGTCTTCTTTTAGTTTGCGTGAGTATGGAGGGTTCACAAAGTTACGCTGTCCCCATTCTATTTTTAACCCGTCCCATTTTGTTATGTCGTGGTTTAACGGACAAGGATCGAAATCAAAATTAAACCTGTCATTTAACGAGTTGTAAAAGTCTGTGGGTGTTTTCCAGTCGTCTGACTGAGCAGGTCTATTAAATTTGTCGCTAGACATTTATGTCGTCCTTTTGGTCTTCACGTTCTAAAACTTCAGCGAACCAACTCGGTTCATTTAGAGGCTCGTTAATATGTATTTGCGTTTCTACCATCTTAGGTAGGAAGTAGGGAAATAGTGAGGCCAAAGCCTTGAGGTACTTCTCACCGCTTGACTCTCTGAGTAATGCTAACTCGGCTTCTATATGTTCTACCTGTCCGTCCATTATCTTAATAAACAGCTCTCTACCCTCTTGGGTTATTTTGTTGGCTACTCCCTTTGGTCTTCCTGCAGGGTTGCCCGATTCTCCTTTAGTAAATGGCATTGTTATTTATTGTTGTTTACAATAGAATCAGTTACCTCGTCTAGCTCTCTAAGAAAGCATAACTCGTTATGAGTTTCAGAAAGTTTTTCTAAAAAGTTGTCTAGTATTTCCATTGAAATTGAGCCTGTGTGTAAAGCACAAGCGCATAGTAGTAATTGTCCTTCGGTAGACTCTAGGTCTATATCCTCGAACTTTATTCTCATAGGGTTATCCATTGTCATCTAATTTATTCTTAAAGTGTTGTATTATCTCTTCTGTCTTTTGCTTATAGAATTTCTTAAAGTCCCCTCTCTCACCTTCCTGCTTCCATAGTATATATAAAACATTCCTTAACCGTTGTGATTGTGACTTGGGTTCGTCATATACATCGAGGTCAATATTGTCTAGTTCCTCAATCTCGTCAGCGTTCATTTTCTCTTCACCTCTAAAATAAAGAATACCAAACTGGTCGAGCGTAGCGTCTATATCCATTATCTCAGCAGAGGTCTTTTCTTGTGTGATAAATCGTAGGCTTACGCTCCTATCCTTACGTCGAGTATATCCGTCGAATATAGCAGGGCATAAAATCTTACTCATCACAAGACGCTTCGTATGCCTTTTCTATTTCTTTAAGGTAGTTAAGCATACACGAACCACATCGTGACTTCTTTTTTCTAACGCTAAAAACTCTCTCGTACATATCTACGGTTAATTGCATTTCACCTCCGTATAGTCGGTTACGATCCATAGCAGGTTTAAGTATGGTTTTGAAAGCCTGCTGGTCTTTTTCGCTCATAGGTTTAGCATAAGGAAAGCGTTTGTTTAACCACGCCTTGCGCTCACTACAACCACAGTCGTCACCTACTACGGCTTCAACTACTGCTTTGATTCCTGTGGCTTCGGTTATCTTTTCTATGGTATCACCTAACCCCTTTGACTTTTTCTTTGACTTCCTCTTGGGCTTTTCTGAGGGCGTTGTAGAGGGTGCTTTTGCTGATTCCTGTGGCATCTGATAATGTTTTTAATGAATGATTGTGTAGGTAATAAATGCGAAAAACCTCCGCTTCAAACCAGTCCATCTCTTGCAAGATAGTATTTATATAATTAATAGTTTCCGTTGTATTGTACTCGTTTTCAACAGCTTCTTCTTTGTTTCTTAGTAGTGCTACAGGGTAATTTACTAGCAGCTCCCTGTGTTTTAGATACTTGTAATAGTACCGAGTGGTTTTGCTAAACCCACATATAGCCATAGTTCTACAGATATAACTCATAAGCTCTCCGTCCTTACACATTGCTTCGAGCTTAGGCTTGGGTTCTTCTAAATAAAATATAGCGAGGTCGTGCAGTAGGTCGCCTCCGTTCCCTTTTACGTATCGGGTAGCAACCTTTAGAAGTTCGTCGTAGTTGTCTTCAAAGAACTTTGTTACACAGCTCATTATATTTATCGGTAAACCCCTTCCGCATTTCAATAATTTCTTGTGTTGAGAATTTGCGTGTCTCGTTGCTCATTCTCACAATTTTCATAGCCGTACCTTCTCCGTAAACCGCATCAAGTCTAGCTCCAAAAATCCACTGTTGACCTCCGTTAGTCAAATTGCAGTGCTTACATTGGGGCTGTACGTTTGTCAATCCGTTCTCAGGATCATATAACCACCTCGTGCTATACTTAGACCTGCTCTGAAAGTGTCCGTTATCACACTCATATTTCCAGTCTACTAATTTCTGACAAGTAAAACAAGATACGTTGCCGTGCCTATCTGCGTTGCTAAACCTTACGTACTTGCTTAAAGCCTGGTCTAGTTTTTTTACTTCAGTAGAGCGTTTAGCCATATAGTAAGTTACAAAAAAAGAGAGAGGCGTAATGCCCCTCTCCTAAAATAAACAAACACAGTTATACACATACCAATGTTTAACCAGTCTACTAATATAAAACAATTACTCTATTATTCTACTTTCACAAACCATTTCTTCAGGCAGATTATAGTAATACTTGTAAATTTTAGAGTCGTCCTTAAAATCCGTTGAGGCAGGCTGCTCACTTTTCTGAATCCCTAGAGCAACTATGTCGTCTATTCTTTTACTTATATTAAAAATAAAAACGCCTTTTTTATCCGTCACTACATAAATAAAATACTTGTTTGACTTTTGAGCCTTTTGGAAATTGGTAAATAGCTTAGACGCTTCAATCATTTTAGTCGGATAGTAGCTACGCCTATTTTTTATTTCTACTATATGCTGTGAGTCCTCAGCGTCGTAAGAGCAAAATTTACCTTTAGCTTTTTTAAGTTTAAGGTCAAACAATGAATTAAGCAACCCTCTTGTTTTAGCCTCATTCATCTGTACCAAACTTCTTTTTAAGCCTAGCTCCTAAGCCGTGACCTTGTGGTTTAGGTAGTGGTGTGTCGTCATTAAGAACGTCGGCTAATCTCTTCGCCAGGTTAAGGGGTTCAATTTTAGTTTCAGTCTTTTCAAACCTTTGGTTGCGTTCCTCTTCACGTAGTCGCTTCATTACCTCCGTCCTTACCTCACCTTCGTACTGACGTAGAAACTCTAAAATCTCTGCTGACTTCAGACGCTCAAATAGTTTACCAAACTTACCTTGACGCACCATATTAAAGCACGCCCTAAGCTCTTCTAGTTTTAGTGTGGGGTGTTCGTCTAGTATGGATCGGCAGCAAAATTGTAATTCTTCGTCAGACGAAATAGTTTTATTTGCGTCTACGTCTTTAATAAGTCTTCCGACCTCAGCCATAATCCAACCCCTAACTATTTCAGGGTTATGTTTTACCGCTAATCTTATATTCGTTCCTTCAGTCCAAGCCTCTCTAGGCTTCACCATTAACCCACTATCCGTTATTAACGAAATTGTTGAGGGCATCAGGTGTGAAGTTATCTGAGCTAAATCCTTTCTTTCCATTTGTGTTTTGTTTATTTCTGCGTTTCCATTGACGAGCGCAAGCCCTCCAGTCCTTAATAGAGTTACCCCCCTTTACTTTCCAACCTACACTATCGTACCAATCTACGAATTTTTGGGCTTCGTCCAAACCTAGTTCTAAATCCTTAAAGTAGTTCCATACCTCATCAAACGAATTAGGTCGTCCTTTCTTTGGTTTAGGTACTTGGTTATAGTTATTGTTTATAGTAGTCCTCACCTGAGTGAGGTTAGTACCCTCAGTTGAGTGAGGTATGCTCTCACACTCTATTGAGGTAGGCAACCTCATTAGTCTACGGTTAGCTCCCTTTACAACTTGACGCTTACGCTCTAGCCTATTCATTTCTACTAAACCTCGTATAGCCTTTTCTATTCCACTTTCAGATATACCTATTAGATTTGCTAAATGCTCATTACTGACAAAGCATTCTAGGTTGTTTTTTGAAAATGAATCTACTTCTATAAGTATAATTTTTTGCGTCCACGTTATAGATTTGTCTAAGTATAACGTAGCTGGAATCCATACGCCTTTAAATTGTCTAGCCATTAAATAAATGTAATGATAATAAAGATGCTAAAACTACAATTAAAATTGTAAGCATCTTATACTGTGTTGTATCGGGGTTCTGTATCAAAGCTCCCGAATACTTTTAACGTCCTCCATACGCACCTTAATCATTTCAATAATTTGATCCGTAGGTTCGCCACTCCATTTTTGAAGCTCAGGCAAGTACATAAAAAATTGTCGAGGGTTAGAGTTATACCATCTATTGACGGTATTTTTCCCTAGCCCTAACGCATCGTTAAGCCTTGCGTGAGTTCCAAAGTGAACTTTAATAAATGCTCCCATTGACTTCATCTGCTAGGTCTTTTTTAGTTCTTAAAATTTCTATTGCGTAACGCTTTACTCTACTAAAGTAAGCGTCCATAGGCTCGTGGTCTAATGCGCCAGTTGCTTTTAGCGCACACTCCATAGCCCATTCTATATCTCTACCATTAACAGCCATATATACCGCATCGTTGTAAAGTTGTTCTAATTTTACCTCTTGTTCGTCTACGAACTTTTGACCCATCTTACTCATAGTTAAAAAGGTAAATCGTTATCAGTAGGAGCAGGTATTTCCATATCCTGAGCAGCTTCAGCAGCGTTAATATCTTCCTTAGTCCAACCAGCAGGTTTTACACCTTTGAACTGGTCGTAAGGGTTTTCTACTAACCTGTCACGCATAAGCAAAAGCTGTCTAGCGTAACTCTCTACGTTGTCTAAATCTTTCAAAGATCCTAAACCGACTACTGCTGTGTTCACAGCCCACGACGCTTCAATACGTTTCGTGGTTTCGTCTTTATATACAGGCACTCTTTCGGGGTTTCCAGTACACCAACCTTCTGTACGCCTTCTTACAGCACCCCAAACAAAGTCGTCTTTACGCCCTCTCTCTTCTACTACTACTTCGTCGCCTGCCTTAAATGGTGCTTGCTGAGTTTTATGGTTAGCATTGATTGAGCTACCATCTTCAAATGAGTAGTCAAATTTGTATAACAAACCATTTTTACTGTCATACGTTCCTGCGCCTTGAACGGACGCTACTTTTCTTAAAGTTTCCATTTATTTATTTATTTTATAATTCAAAAATCCTTTTTCGTCATACAAAGATTTGCATTTTATTTTTATTGGACGACCTACACGAGGCAGTTTTTTTCCATACCTATAGCCTATCCAATGTTTGTACTCTTCTTTAGACAACAAATCGTCGTCTACTAGCTCGTCAATAGTTGCGCCTTGTAAGCAATATTGTAACGACCAATGGTTTCTACAACCTACATTACCCCAGTAGGTAACGTCTTCTATATTTTTTTTATGCTTTCCCTTATTGCAATAGTAATGTATAAACCCCATTGTAGAACCCCAACCTACCCACTCACCATCTACTCGTGCTGTAATTTGTTTGTCAAACTTGTACGCTAAATCTACGTCCGTTAAACCTTTCGACTTTAGAACGCAACCGCCTATGTCTAAACTCTCTCCTTTGATAGTGGCTATGTCGCCTCCAAAGTATTCTCTTAAATCTTTTGCTAATTCTGCCATTTGTTTATTTATTTATTTGATACAAATATAGGGTATTTAATCTATAAAAACAAATAGGCACAAAAAAAGGGAGCGACTACGTTTAGCCCACTCCCCTTTTATAGTAAGCGTCACACTTACTCGCTAGAAAGGATATGTAAATATACTAATCTTTTTCTAAAAAAGAAAGGCATAAAGGTAAAACCCCTATTAAGCATAAGACTACACCCTCCCAAGTTATAGATCCAGCCATAGACGTAAGAGCGTAAGTAACTATTACGCCCCCTATAGTTCGCTTAGAACTCCAACGCTTTAAGTCTCCTTTGCCCTTAAATACTTCAGTAAGGTCAAACTTACTAAGCATACTAATTATTTGTTTTTGCATTCTTCTTTGCAGTCTTTTTTGCAAGTATTTTTACCTAATACTACAGAGTTAAAAATTCTAGTTATTACGTCTAGGATTGCGTCGTCAGTCTTAGTTGCTGTTAAAGCTGTGTACGTACCTAAAAGTGTTATTAGGGCAAGCGTAAGCTCTACCCAATTATCTATTAAAAATTCCATATTTTATTTTTTGTAAGTCCAAATTAATTTTTGTGGTTTATCAAAGTCCATATCACAATGTATAAAATTGTCAGATATTCCAATTCTGCGTATTCCTACTTTCATTAAAGAAGAAACTATTAAGTAACGCCTTGCGCTATCTTCACAGGAAATGTCACACGCTACAAATTTTGTATGACTGCTACCAGGTACGCCCCCTACATTTTTATTGTGTTCGGGGCATCTGTACCCACTCGTTATTCTAAACGGTGTAGAAGCTAAATGCCTAGCCTCGTCAAGTAACTCTAAAAAGTTCTTATCCATTTTGTCACCTTGACCTGCTATGGGACAATCAAACTCGCTAGTATCAAAGTATCTTAAACTCATTAAGCTAAGAAATCTCCTATATTTACTTCTCGACTAGGGTAAAATCCTAAAGCATCTGAAAAAGCTACCCACTCGTCCATATAATGGTCTTCTACATCGTCTGCTAGTGAGCGAGTAATATAATATTTATCAGAATTAGTTACATAGTTATAACTTCGTCCTCTGTATATCATATTTTGTAAAGTATGTATAGAGCGCATTAAATTAAGTATTTCTTTTCTAGCTGAATTATCTAAAACTTCTGCATCGTCTAACGCATCTTCGTATTCTCTTTTATATGATGACCAACTCATTTTATTCCTTTTTCAGCTAATAGTAATTTAATTTCCTGCATACCTTCACACAACTTGCTTAGTAAATCTTTTACTTCCGTTTCGTGCTTTTCTAATGAAATTACTCTAGCTGTTAAAATAGTGTAGTCCCGTTGGAATTTGAATATTGTACCTAGTAAACCCATAAATAAAAGCGCAAGTTCGTATTGTGTTAAGTCCATTATGCATCAGGGCTTTTAGTGTGGTGATACTCTATAAAGTCGTGAACAATATCGTACAAGCGTTGGAGTGATGCGTTCACTTGTGCAAGCGTTGGCTTTGCGTTTGTCTTATCGTTTAGAATGTCGTCGTGCGCATTCTCTTTAGTATCGTAATCTATTTCTCTAGCCATTATGTTGTAAACATTTGTACGTTAGTAGGAAAGTATTGAGTGCCTGAAACCGTGCCGTCGTAAACCGTAGTTCCAAAAACGTAGTCACCTGCTGCTAAAGCCACTCCGTTTGTAGAAGTTATTACCATAGGCTTCAGGAGCTGTGACGAAGCTGGTATAGTAAGTTTACAGCTTGCTACAAGTGTAGCTGTTAACGATCCTGTGTCACCTGTTCCGTTTTCTAATGCTGTCTTCGTTGCTGCGTCACATTTCCACATAAAGTAACGCATTACTTCTCCTTGAACTTCAACAGCAGAATCAAACTCTTGAGACACATAACAGCCTGCTGTTCCTGCAAGTGGAACTCTAAAAAGCCCATTTACTATGTCGTCTAAATCTACAGTCAATTGTGTCGAGCCTGGCGTGCCTAAGTCGCCACCTGTCCCTAAAGGATTTGCCCCTGCTGTCGCAGACCATATATAATAAGTAAAACCTATAGCACCACCCCACATAATGCACTGAGTACCAGCGTCAGTAGTCGTGCCTACTTGCATTCTTCCTCCGCCTGTTGCTATAACGCAAGTTGTGGGCGTTCCTCCTGCGCCTAAGTTGGCGTAGGTTACTTTTTTACTTGTGCCTGCTGCACCTCCTGAAGTGTCGCTAACGTCGACTACGGTAAGTAAATCACCTGCTGCTGGTGTACCGCCTAAAGCTGCTAAGTCTGTGAGTTTCGTTGCCATTTGTTAATGTACGCCTTTAATTTGGCGTGGTTTTTAAGCGTTAAAATATTTGATACCGAGCGCACCTGCGAGGGCTTTGAGTTGGTTGTCGTCGGTAATTTTTGGGTATACGTTGAGTCCTCCAAAGTAATTGCGTTGAGAAGGTGAAAGGTCAGCACCAGTATTAGAGCTGTATTGAGGTAGCGAAGCCGTATTATTTTGTATATAATCAATCATACGTTCACGATAAAACATAGCTATTTCGTTTGACCTAGTTACTACTTCTTTAATGTCTGTAATAGTAGCAGGTGAACCTTGTTCTGACGAAGGTACAGAAACAGAGTTATTTGCAAAGCGCAAACGCACTACGTAGGCTACTTCACAAAATGCAAATTGAACTAAAGCAGGTTGTATATAGTCGTTTACTAAAGTCTCATACGCTCCTGTAAAAGCCGAGCCTGCCTGTATCTGACTTTTCAAATAGTTGTCAAGCTCCGTACCAAGAGCAGGCAAAATCCACCTGTCTTGAGCTATGTTAATATAAGGCGTTAGTAGGTTGTCGTCTACTGTTGATCCGAGAGCCGTATCTCGTTTTAGCTTACTAGAAGATATATATAAAGTTGTAGCCATTAGTTTACAGGGTTAGGGTATTTTAGTGAACCTCGTCCAGGCATATCTATAGGTGCTTCCGTTTCATAACCTTCATTTATTACGTGTGGATTATCTCCTACGCTACGCATAACTGAATCGAAGTCTCCTTGAATTTCTACCATTTGGTCTTCGCTAAATTCTGCTATCTCACCATCGGGAGCGTAGATAAATATATTTCTCTTAAAGGCGTGTCTGCAAAAGCAACCACCCTTCCATTTTAGAATATCGTACTCATTTTCACCGCTTGGTGCAAATTGGTAGTTTACTCCGTCTTCGCTCATTTTAGCAATATCCTCGTATCTATACATAGCACCACCATTAGATAAATCCATCATAGCTACGCAAAAGTCTCTGCTTTTGTAGTTAGGGTTTTCAGGTGGCGTTTTAGCGTTCTCCATATAGCTATAACGAACTGCAAATAAATATCCGTTAGGACTAATTATGTCAGTCTCTTTCGATACCTCGTCGTAGTTGGCATAAGACTGCGTGTCAAAAGCTCGGTGCATTTTCTTAAACGAGTGAAACCACTTGTCCTTTTCTACGTCCTTAACCTCTTCCTCTTTCCATAGTTGCCAACCTGCACCCATAGGTGAGTGCTTGTCAGCTAAACGCTCCAACCAATACTCTGACGCTTCTTTAGGTATCTTTTTAGGGGCTTCAGAAAAATACGTCTTCTCTCTTACCTCTTCTACTATCTCTTCCTGTTCGTCTAAGAAAGACGCAGGTACAAGTTTCTTAAATTCAAGAGGTATCGTAATAGAGCTTGCAGCAAGTATCGGTCTTAGTCCGTCTATAAATAATTCCTGCATAGGCTTAATTACAGTACGAGTAAATAAATCGTAGCCGTCTCTCATTTCGTCGGCATTTGATCCGAAGCCTCCGCCTTCGTTTCGTACACCAAATAGTAAAGGTGTAGTAACTCTATGCCCTGAAAGTATTTTTGTCTGAACTTCTTTAGAAAGGAAGTCATAAGTCTTGTGAGCTTCAGATAAATTAAGAGGCTCTATTTGTGGTGCGCTATCAGGCTCACTAGAAAAAGTCATTAAAATTTTACCTGCGTTAGAAGCACCGCCAAATTTGTTATAGATAAGTCTTTCAAGTTCTGCACGTTCTTCTTGTGTAGGTACTCCGTCACGAAAATTAATCATACACGAAGGAAAAAGCCCGTTAGTAATATTAGATTTATGATAAGCTGAAAGGTCGGAGTCTACCTGAATATAGTTGGTAGACGAAAGGTAATCGGGTAAGCCATAGTAAAAACTAAGTGGGCTATAAAGTTTAATATGTAGCAACTGACTTGCTGCTGTTCTGTCTGCTACGTTAAATGCAGGGATAGGGTTAGGCTCTTTATTTGAATACCAGTCAGTCGAGTGGTAAAAAAGCTGTACGTTGTCTTCGTCGTCAGCTACACCGCATCGGATAGTAGACGCAGGAATATGGTGAACCTGAGAAATAGTAGACCTGTCCTGCGACCAAATGACATTTAGGTAGCATTGACCGTATAGTTTAAGGTCAAAGGTCGCACGACGTAAACAATCACCACTACCAAAAATTTGCTTAACT